GGTGACGCGAAAGGCGCTGTGTTCTCACGCGAAGCCTTGGCTATCGCCATGAAGCGTGACTTCCAGATCGAAGCACAACGTGACGCATCCCTGCGTGCCTTCGAGCTTAACGCTACCGCCATCTATGGTGTGGGCGAGCTTGATGACACATACGGTTGTGAAATGTTGTTCGACGCTTCTATCTAAAGCGTTTGGATGGCCCTGCCCCTATCTCTCCTTGGGGTGGGGCTATCCCTTTTTGGAGGTTCTATTGGCTATCACATACCGTGGTGAACGGTTCGAGGGCTACAACAAGCCCAAGCGAACACCCAAGCATCCAGACAAGAGCCACGCAGTATTGGCTAAAGAAGGCGACAAGGTTCGTCTGATCCGTTTTGGGTTGCAGGGTGCAGAGAACAAACCACCGAGAAAGGGTGAGAGTGAGGCAGACAAGGCCAAGCGTAGATCGTTCAAGGCCAGATTTGCCAAGCAGATAGCAGCAGGGCGCAAAGACAAAACAGCATCAGCCGCGTATTGGGCTGACAAGGTGAAGTGGTAATGGCATTTTCTCAAGACTCCGATCTGGTAGCCCTTGTCCCCGACATCTTGGACTTTGGCATCACATCATTCGCAACTGAACACGCGAAAGCGCAGACCGATCTAACCCGTACTATCCGAAATGAGTGGTGGTACAAGAAGCAGATCGCAGGCGAGATGGTTCCAGCCTATCTGACAGATTCCCAGTGGACTCGCTGCAACGCCTATCTGGTGTTGTGGAAGTACGCCCTCCCCCAGCTTACAAACTGGGTACAAGATGACCGATTCCTGAACATGATCACGTTCTACCAGCAGCGATACAACGAGGAGTTGGTTGCTGTATTCGCTGACGGTGTCGAGTACGACGATGACAACAGCGGCACCATCGAAGACGACGAGCGCGGCATTGTGTCCTATGGGCGGCTAACGCGATGAGCCTAAAGATTGATGTCAAAACCTTTCCTAAAGACTTCACCAAGATCACAAGGGCGCAGCGGCGTGATGTGAAGCGTGGTGTTACCAAGGGTATAGCGGCTGCGGCATTGAAAGGCAAAGAGATCATTGACAAGCGCACTGCGGATGGCATGGGCATCAACGGCGCGTTTGCGCCCTACCCAGAGAAATACCTGACATGGCTAGAGGCTGCTGGGTATCCGACGACACCAGTAGACCTTGAGAACGAAGGCGACATGTTGCGGTCTATGCAGGCCAAAGTGACAAGCTCAAACGAGGCCATGCTGTACTTTGACAACGCGACACAAGCCAAGAAAGCAGCGTTCAACAATCAGAGCAGGCCGTTCTTTGGGTTTAACGACAAAGAAGAAAAGCGTCTGGCTGACGTATTCAGGAAACAGTTAAAGCTATGAGCGTGAGAGAGAGCATTGCAGGAAATCTGGTGACCTCGCTGCAGGCAGTGACCACGCCAACAGACATCAAGTTCGTGACCCGCGAACCGTTTGATTTTGACAAGTTAAGCAACGCGCAATATCCAGCGGTGTTGGTCAGAACAACAAACGAGAACAGGGAAGACGGTACCGTGGGTGGGAGCATGACCCAGCGGTTTGGCACTATTGACTACCAGCTTGTGTGCTATGTGAAGGGCACAGGCTTGGATCAAGCTAGGAATAACATCGTCGAGTCTATCGAAGAAAAACTGGACGAAGACAGATCACGCGGCGGACACGCAATTGACACACAGATTGTCAGCGTGGAAACCGACGACGGAAGTATTACCCCCATCGGTGGGGTGATTTTAACGGTACGCATTGAGTACCAGTACACTCGTGGAACAACCTAAAGGGGTTTAATCATGGCAACGACTAAAGGCTCAAGCGGCGTAGTCAAATTGGCGGTAAGTGGCGGCAGTGTCGCTGCTATGGGTGAAGTCCGTAGCTTCACGCTCTCAGAATCAGCAGACACAATCGAAGACAGCGTTATGGGCGATACCGCTCGCACCTACGTTTCTTCTTTGACTTCTGCGACTCTATCAATGGACGTTTACTGGGACGATGCTGACACTGTCCAGCTAGTAATGGACTCAGGCGCTGGGCTTGATTGGGAGCTTTACCCAACAGGAACCGGCACTGGCGAGAAGTATTACAGCGGCGGTGGCGTATTAACTAGCAAGGAAATCACAGCATCCTTTGATGGTATGGTTGAAGGCAGCTTCGAGCTACAAGTCTCTGGAGCGGTCACTGAAGCCACTGCATAAAGGAATCCCAAATGGGTTTAGCTAAAGATTTACGAAATAGAAGACAAGTGAATGCTCGAAAAATCGAGGTTGCGGCATGGGCTGATCCAGATGGACAGCCCTTTGCCATGTATTGCTTCCCGATAACTTGCTACGACATCAACCAGCTTCAAAAGAAGCATCCTAAGTTTATGGAAAACACGACGATGGCGGCAATGATCGACCTCATCGTTATGAAAGCCAGCGACGAAGAAGGCAATAGGTTATTCACCGCTGCCGAGGACAAGACTGACTTAATGGGCGAGGAAACAGGCGTCATCTCCAGTATTGCTGAACAGATGTTCGCAGAAATCGAATCCATAGAGGATCAGGAAAAAAACTGATTGCCGATTCGTTGAGGTTGAACCTCATAGCCTTGGCGGATCGGCTACATATGACAATCGGCGAAGCCGAGCAGATGCCCCTCTCTGAGTTCAATGAATGGGTGGCGTACTTCAAGATAATGAGTGAGAGGCAAGAAGATGGCTAACCAGCAAGTCAACATCGTCATCAGGGCGCTAGACAAGACCAAAAAAGGTTTTGGATCTGCTACCAAAGGGTTGAGATCACTTGCTGGCTCGGTCTTGAATATGAAGACCGCAATTGTCGGCGCTGTCGGTGCTGGCGGTTTCGGTGCTTTGATTCAGTCATCTATCAACGCTGGCGATGAGTTGGCAAAGACTGCTGACAAGTTAGGCGTAACCACTGAGGCTTTGGCTGGTTTGCGTCACGCAGCAGAGCTTACAGGCGTCTCTACAGGCACGATGGACATGGCAATGCAACGCTTCACTAGACGCGCTGCGGAGGCCGCTAAGGGCACTGGAGAGGCTAAGGGCGCACTGCGTGAGCTTGGCATCGACGCAGAGTCTATTGTTCGCCTCCCCCTCGATGAACAGATGAACGTGGTAGCTGACGCTATGGCTGGCGTGGAAAGCCAATCAGACAAAGTGCGTCTCGCCATGAAACTGTTTGACTCTGAGGGTGTGGCCCTAGTCAACACTCTGGGGGGTGGGGCTGACGCTCTCAAGGCTATGACATCAGAAGCCGAGCATCTGGGTCTCACGCTATCCCGTACAGATACCGCGCAGATGGAAGCTGCAAACGACGCCATAACTCGATTGAAGGGCGTCTTTGAGGGCTTGACTAACCAGCTGGGGGTGGCGTTCTCGCCTATTATAACCTTCGTTGCTGATGCTTTTAGGCAGGCTGCCTTGGACTCTGCTGGGTTCGGTAATATCGGGCAAAGGGTTGCCGGAGCGATAGTCAAAGCCTTTGGCGTTGTTCGCAACATTATGCATGGCGTCGAGATAGCATTTAAGACGGCGCAACTGTCTGTGATGGAGATGGCAAACGCTATCGGCGGCAAGCTGATTCCACCATTGCAGGCTTTTATCGACATATACAACAAGATCGCCGCTTTCCTTGGGATGCCTCTTATATCTGAGAGTGCGGCTCAAATTATGGGGAATCTGCCTCAAGATATCGCCGTTCTAGCTAAAGAGTTAGAGGTTCTAAAGGCTAGCAACCCAGGCTTAGAGTTATCTACTAGCATGGAAGCATTCATTGTCGCCAACCGCGAAGCGGCTGAGTCGATAGCTGAAATTCAAAACGCTGCGACTGGGTTGGGCGCTGGCGATTCGGCGACGCCGACTATAGCAGACCGCTTAAATGAAAGTTTTGAGAAACTGCAAAACAACCTGCCAACCGTCCAACAACAATTGGATGATTTAGCAGGTAAGACTATGAAGAACATGTCTGATGGACTGATGGGTGTGGTCAAAGGCACAACTTCACTCAAAGAAGCATTCAAGAAGATGGCGTTGGATATGATCGCGCAGATGATCCAAATGTTTATCATCGACAAGATTACTGGTGGTTTTTTGTCTTTTGCCAAAGGCTTAACGGGAAAGGCCATCGGCGGCCCTGTTCAGTCTGGTCAGCCATACATGGTTGGAGAGCGTGGGCCTGAGATGTTCGTGCCCAATCAGTCTGGCTCAATAGTTCCAAACAAGAAGATGGGCGGCGGTGTGACCGTTATCAACAACGTAGACGCTAGAGGATCAGGCGCTGACGTAGACCAAAAGATCAAAAGCGCTATGTCCCAGACCAGTCAGCAGACTATAATGACCATTCAAGATCTCATGAGAAGGGGTAGATTTGCCTAATGACTACTTTTACCTTCCCAAGTATCACCCCAACGACCAACACGTTTGAGCTTGTTTCTAACACTCGCACGTTCCAGTCACCCTTGACTAATGCTGTCCAGACTACATCTCGTAAAGGTTCGCTTTGGCGAGCCAGTTTGCAGTTTAGAAACCTATCAGGCGATGACCGCCAAGAGATGCAGGCTTTTCTGGTTAAGCTAAACGGGCAGCAGCATCGGTTTACCTTGCACGACCATTCTTTTACTAGAAGGGGTGCGGGTGGCGGTACGCTGGTTGTGAACGGTGGTAGCCAATCGGGTACCAGTCTGGTCTGTGATGGCGCGACGGCTAACGTCTCCAACTACCTGAGAGCAGGCGATTACATCTCCTTCAACAACGAGCTTCACATGGTCGTGGCAGATGCTAATAGCGATGCTGGTGGGAACGTAACTTTGTCAATCGC